CTCGTAACAGAAGTTCCGGCACTTATCATCGTTATTGGAAACAATCGACACGCCGTAGTAAACCTGCGGTTTCCCCACATGGAGGCATATATGCACGGATCAGGAACACAGTTTATAGGCACTGAAAACAGCCTAACATGACTGATGAAGAACTCAGGCTTGAGTGCCTACGGTTAGCAGGGGGCAATGTTGAGCAAGCTAGACATGGGTTTTGTTTTGTCATGGGAGGGGTGGAACAGGAGCAGGTAAACTTAGACCCCACTGAAAAGCCAACACTCCACGACAGGGAGATGGAAGTAGCTGACCTCGCAGAGCGGCTACATGAGGCTAAAAACCCTGTTAGCAAAACGGTGCAGTATTCCATTAGTGTTAGTGAGGTGTTGTGATGGATATACCAGCCGATCAAATACTTGACGAGGCAATGGGGGACTTAAAGGGTGTCGTGGTTATTGGCAGAACACATGACGGCAAGCTCAGCAAGCAACACCTTACCTTTGGGATTTAACGAGAAGTCATGAGTAAAGAGGGTCTTACTGACAAGCAGAATACGCTCTTTGTTTCAACAGTGGAAAAGCAATGGCGGGGATAGATAATCTTAAACCCTTTAAAAAAGGGCAGTCTGGAAACCCGAAGGGACGCAAAAAAGGCTCTCGCAACAAGCTCGGTGAAGCCTTTATAGCGGACATGTATGCGGACTGGCAGAAGAACGGCTCTGATGTGATTAAAGCTGTTCGCAATGATAAGCCGGATCAGTATTTAAAGGTTGTTGCATCTATCCTGCCTAAACAGATGGATGTGAACATAAACAAGCTGGAGGAATTAACAGATGACCAGCTACAGGAACGGATAAGGCAAATTGCTGGCGACCTTGGAACGCTCGCAGAGTTTGGAGTTGGCGGAGATACTGACCGAACTTCAACGCAGGCGCGACACTAACAAGCTTGCACGGTATTCACCGTATGCAAAACAGCGTGATTTTCACAACTCGAATGAGACTGAACGCCTTTTAATGGCGGGAAACCAGTTAGGCAAAACATTTTGCGGGGGTGCTGAGACAGCTATCCATCTAACAGGTCTTTATCCTGATTGGTGGGAGGGCCGGCGCTTTGACAGGCCAACACGTGGTTGGGCAGGATCTAAAACAAGCGAAGTCACACGTGATGGTGTCCAGCGTTATTTACTTGGGGAACCTAAAACGAAATCAGAGTGGGGTAAGGGCATGGTTCCCCATTCACGCTTACTTTCACACAAAATGCGACAGGGAGTTGCCGACGCGGTTGACAATTTTACAGTCAAGCATGTTTCTGGCGGTGTGAGCACGTTGGGGTTTAAGTCGTATGACCAAGGCCGTGAAAAGTGGCAGGGCGAGACATTGGACTTTGTTTGGTTTGATGAGGAGCCGCCAATGGATATTTACATGGAAGGCTTAACCCGGACAAATGCCACAAAAGGTATAGCTTATATAACTTTCACTCCCTTACTTGGCATGTCTGATGTAGTCAGCATGTTTTTGAATGATGAGCCTGATGGGTAGGGCTGTTATTCGCATGACAATCGACGATGCGGAGCATTACACACAAGAAGAACGTGACGCTATTATAGCTAAATATCCGCCACATGAGCGAGAGGCGCGGGTTAAAGGTATTCCTTCTATGGGGTCTGGTAGGGTCTTTCCTGTTGCGCAAGAAGATATTGAGTGTGAGCCGTTTGCTATCCCTGATGATTGGGTTCAGATTAACGGCATGGACTTTGGGTGGGATCACCCTTTTGCTGCGGTAAATTTGGCTTGGGATAGGGACTCAGACACAATTTATGTTTGCAAGGAGTACCGCAAGCGCGAGTCAACGCCAGTTGTTCACAGCGCAGCGATTAAGCCTTGGGGCGATTGGATACCCTGCGCGTGGCCTCATGATGGGCTTCAGCATGACAAGGGTTCTGGCGTAACCTTAAAGGCTCAATACGAAGGGCAGGGTCTTAAAATGTTGGCAGAAAAGGCAACTTTTGAGGACGGCGGAAATGGTGTTGAGGCGGGTGTTATGGATATGCTCGACCGTATGCAAACAGGACGCTGGAAGGTGTTTAAGACGTGTCAGGGGTGGTTTTCTGAGTTCCTGATATATCACCGGAAGGACGGGCTAATCGTGAAAGAGCGCGACGATCTTATTTGCGCATCTCGTTATGGGCTGATGATGAGGCGTGAAGCAATTACTAAGCCTAAGCCCCGTAAGCAGATAAAAAGAAAAAGAATAGGAGCTGTGTAATGACAGAAAGCAGCACCTTCGATGAGGCAAAGGCGAAGAGCGCAGCAAGCGCAATGCGTCAGTCTTGTTACGGTTTGTCAGACATTGACAGTGAGTTAGACAAAGAGCGAGAGATTGCTCGCGATTACCTAAAAGGTGATATGTCAGACCTCCCGGTTGAGATTGAAGACCGTTCAGAGGTTGTGGATACGTTTGGGGCAGATGTTATTGAAAGCACTATTCCAGACCTTATTGAGATTTTCACAGATGAGGATGTTGTTGCCTTTGACCCTTTGGATGAGGAGGATGTTGAGCAAGCCCGCCTGGAAACAGAATTTATTCGCTATGTTATATACCAAAAAAACAAGGGTTGGCTGCACTTGTTTACTGCGTTCCGTGATGCATTGGAGCAAAAGCTTGGTGTTTGGAAATATTGGGGTGAGGAGTCGGTTGAGAGTAAAGAAGAAGTCCGTGAAGGGGTGGAGGCTGCGGCTGTTCCACATGTTGCGGATGGTTTTGCTAAGGCCGGGTATAATGTGGCTTCAGAGGAGACCAGTGATGGGGTTTTCCGTGTGACGGCCACAAAGGAAACACGCACTGTAATTCCAATGTTTAAGCCTGTCGCGTCAGGTGATTTTGGCACCTCAAACGAAAGTATTTGCATTTACGACAATGATTATTGTGTGGAACGCATCACGATGCGTAGGCAGGATGCAGCAGAGATGTTTGGTGAGGATGCTGCGGCGGCTCTAACCATTAAACATAAGGATGATGACGATCAAAACGACCGAAAAGAGGGCGAGGAGCGTAAATCTGACCTACCTTCAGACCTTCACGAGGTCGAGGTGTATGAACATTATATTCGAACGGATTTAGATGGTGAGGGGGTAAAACTTTGGCAGTTATTTACGAATGCTGATGAAACGGTTTTACTCGACCATAGTCAAGCTGACAGGATGCCTTACGGGGTAATCACGCCATTTATTTCGCCTCATGAGACGGTTGGAAGCTCCATGATGGACAAGTGTATTGAGTTACAGCGTATTCGCACAGTTCTTCTGCGGGCCGTAATGGATATGACTTATTTTGGGTTAAATCAGAGAGCTGAGATATCGGATGCGGACGCGAACGAGTATACTGAGTCAGATTACGTAGACAACTCTCCGGGTTCGTATGTCAGGTCAAAGACAGGGAACGCAATTAACCCTATAACAAGTTCAGGAATTGGATACGACCCCTTTGCTGCGTTTGAGTTTGTTTCAACTCTTGGGGAAGAGAGAACGGGGGTGGGCCGCCAAACGCAAGGCCTCAACTCAGACGCCTTACACGACACGGCTACAGGTCAATCAAACATGATGAGCCGCGCACAACGGCGGTTGCGTATGATAGCTCGCTCCTTTGCCGAAACTGGATTTAGAGACCTTTGTTTAGGTCTTCACGCAATCATTCGTGAATCTGGGATGTCCATGTCTGGTTATGTCTCAGGTAAAATTGTTAATTTAGAGCCAGATAAAATGCGTGAGCGCGACGACCTTCGAATAACTGTGGGTGGCGGCTCAAGAGAAGAGGCATTGGCGGCGCTGAATGAGGTACGTAGCCTTGCGGGTGAGATTGTGAGTATGCAAGGGGGGATACAGGGCCCGGTTATGGACTTGACGGGCATTCACACTGTTTTGACTCGTTATGTTGATATGCTTCCTGTTAAAGGGCTTAGAAACGTATTTATCTCTCCGAACGACGCGGAAATGCCAGAGCCTGAAGAGAGCCCTGAGGTTGTTAAAGCTCAGGCTGATATAGAGCTTGAGCAGATGAAGTTCGCCCATGAAAAAGCAATGGATGAGGCGCGTTTACTTCATGAAATGGAAATGGACAAGGTGAAAGCTCAAGCGGAGGCAGAATTAGCCCGCGAAAAACAACAACGTGAAATGGCGCTTGCTGTGGTTGGTGGCGCAATGCCGTCTGAGGGCTACAGGCCTGGTGGGAGGCTTGACCGATGAATACCGTATCTCAACTTCAGTCTGCATTGGAAATTGTAGAGCCAATCTTGGATCGCTTTGAGGGTACTACGCAAAAAGAACTTCTCAACCCTAATATGGATGCTGATGATATCGTGAGCGCGGTAAATTACCTTAGGGCTATTAACGACCTTAAAACACGCCTGAAGGGGCAACTTAATATCACAAAAGCCAAGCAATCCAAACAGTCTTAGGAGATGAAGTTATGGATACCCTTACAGCGGCAGAGTCCGCAAGCGAAACCCCTGTATCAACAGAGCCGGCAGGTCTTGAAGAAATTCTTGAAGAGCGAGCGGCAGCCCGTGAGGCTGTGAGTGCGGACAATGTTGAGCAAGAAGAGATTGGGGAAAACGAAGAATTAGTCACAGATAGTGACCAAGAAGAGCATACTGATGAAACCCCATCAGATGACTCCGTCGAGCTGGATGAGCCAGTCAACGACGATGAAGACACTGTGGAAATCGAAGCGACAGAGGAATCTACGTCAATCGAGCCGCCGCAGTTTTGGGATGCCGAAGGGAAAGAGCACTGGAGTCAGATTGACCCTGTCACGCAAGCATTTGTTGTGGCGCAGGACAAGAAAGCACAGGCGTTCGTAACTAAGGCGCAAGCGAAGGCAAAGCAGGAAGCATTAAGCGAAGTTTCAGGCATTATCCGGCAAAATCGAACCAAGCTTGAGCAGTTTGATTCAGCTATAGATATGGCAGAAAACATGTTTAATGAATCCCATGCGACGGACGCTCAGCTTGTTGAGTTAATGAATAACGGACAAATCACGCCCGAGGACGCAATGCGTCACCAAGTAAAGCGCGCGGAAGCGAAAAGCAGCTTGGAGGACATGAGGAAGGCGCGTGATGAAGAATTAAACCTTGCCGTCCAACAAAACATTACTCACCGCAACAAAATCCTTGAGGAGAACGAAAACAACATTCTTGGCGACGCTGAAGATGTTGTGAAGTTCTTGTTTGCAAGGGGTGTTACGCAAGACCGAATTGACCTCGCTGATGCAAGTGAAATCGAGATGGCGTGGGCCGCTATGCAGTATTTCAAGGGGCAAGATGCGGCGAAAAAACTTAAGCCGCCCCGCAAGGCTCCTGCCAAGGTGATACCACCAAAGGCTAAGTCAAAGCGCGTGGGCAATCCACAAAGTCAGCGCATCGCAAGCTTGAAAGTAAAAGCCGACGCATCAGGGGCAATGGAGGATATCCTTGCTCACCGCGAGGCTGTGAGAGCGGCGCAGCGCAAGAAAAAAATAGGAGTTTAGTTATGGCAGTGCCAGCTAACACACTAATCAGCTTAAATGCTGTAGGTAATCGTGAAGACCTCTCGAATGAAATTTCACGAATTGCACCTGAGCAAACACCATTCAGTTCCAATATAGGCTCAGGGACCTGCGACAACACTTATTTCGAGTGGCAGCAGGAGGATTTAGACTCAATTGACACGGACAACTCACACCTAGAGGGTGATGATACCACGATTGAGGCGTCAAATGTCCGTGACCGTGTTGGATCTTATGTTCAGATTTTCAAGAAGTCTTTCAGTGTGTCTGGGACGCAGGAGGAGATGAATACTGCTGGTCTTGAATCTGAGATTGACCGTCAGAAAATGTTAAAACTCATCGCTATGAAGCGGGATGTTGAAAATATTTTCCTTTCTGGTCAGGCCTCAAGGGTTCAATCAGGCTCCACAACGCGGCGCACAGCGGGTGCTTTAGCTTGGATTACATCAAACGATAGCCGTGGCACTGGCGGTGCAGATGGTGGCTTTGCTTCGGGCATTGTGGCTGCTCCAACAAACGGGACGCAACGAGCCTTTGCTGAAACACAGCTAAAAGATGTTATGAGGCAGCGGTTCAATAATTCCGGCGATGTTGGCAAATCCTATCAAGTTTACATGTCAGCAACGCATAAGGATGAGTTCGCTGCGTTTGCAGGTCTTTCCGATACACGTGACCAGGTGCAGAAAGCAAAAGGGCGTCGTGTGATTTACGGCGCGGCGGATGTGTACCAGTCAAGCTTTGGAACGCTTAATGCTATTCCTGTGGCTTATGGGCTGACACGTGACGTACTGATTGCTGATCCGTCAACTTGGAAAAAGGTTACTTATCGTAAAACGTTTAGTGAGCCTTTAGCTAAGAATGGCGACTCATTCCCGTATCAAATCATTGGTGAGTGCGGGCTTAAGTGCCTCAATGAAAAAGCCAATGCGGTAATCGCTGATCTTTCATAAGGCGGCTCAATTTAATTAATCATGGCTCGCCCTTGTTGGCGGGCTTTTTTCATTGGAGATACAAATGACCACTAAAGCGAAAGCAACCATTAAAGCGAAAGCAACCGTAGAGAATACCGAAGGTGTTTCACTAGATGTGGTTAAGTGCCGGGTTCTTAAAAAAGGGGACGGCAAAATATCAACAGGCGAACGTAAAGACGGAAAAGACGTAACTTTTAAGAAGGGCTCTGTGTTTGAAGTTCCTCGTGAGATTGGTGAGGTTCTTGAAGACCGCAGCTACGTGGAAATTCAAGAAGACTAAGATGTCTGTTGAATGCCCGCCTGGGTTTGAGCCTTTTTTGTTTGACCCCTTGACGGGCATCCACACGTTTCGCCGTTACAATCATAATGGTAGCGGTGAAGCAACTGTTGATTATGTTCGTATTCAGGATGTTGAACCGATTCTTGAGGCTAACAAAGCCGAGAGGTATAACGCTAAAGGGCGCGCTTGCGAAAAAGACCGGATTGGGTTCAAGGTCGCATCCATTCCTATAATGGTGCAGTATAAGTGGTTGATTGAGGAGGGGTGGGATTGCATGTCGCCCGACCCTGACTGCCAAAAAAAGCTGCGTCAGAAGTTAAATGACCCGGAATGGCGGCATTTGAGGTGCGCGGAGCTGGTTCTATGATTACAAATTATGGAAGCTTAAAGACGGAAGTTGCAAACCTTATCAACAGGACTGACCAGGCGGAGACTATCAAGACGGCTATTCAGCTTACAGAGCGATTTATAGCCCGCAAGTTACGAGTGGCTGACATGGAGGCCTATCATGAGGTTTCAACAACTTCAGGTCAGGCTGATCTGCCTGTTAGGACGTTGGGGGTTAGAAATATCGAAGTAAAAGACGGAACGCGAAAGCTGACGGGTGTTTCTCGTAACACGCTGGACGGCATTAAAAGTGTTTCAGGTGTCCCAAGGTGGTATTGTTTGCAAGGGCGGTTAATACTTTTCTACCCTACGCCAGTAGACGCCACAACAATCGCGATAAGAACATACCAAGATCCCACACCGTTTTCAATCGACGCTGACACTCACGACATTCTCACGTCATATCCTGATTTGTACCTTTATGGCTCAGCCATGCATATGGAGGCGCATTTGAAGGATGACGCAAGAGTTCCAACATGGCGGGCATTGTTTCTCGATGGGATAAAGGAGGCCAATCAGGCCGATCTTAAGCTTATGAGTGTGGCACGCACTCAAATGCGCCCGAGTGCACGCACTGATTTAAATTATAAGCGGGGGTAGAGCACATGGCAAATACAGCAAATTACTCATGGGTAAAGCCCACTGTTGGCGGTTCTGCTGATACATGGGGTGCAGAACTTAATACACTTTTCGACAATATCGATACGCAGGTTAAAGCAAATGAAACCTCGGCTACGGGAAACCTACCTTTAACTGGAGGAACGCTTACGGGCGCTATAAATGGCACGGATGCATCGTTTACAGGAACGATAGCAGGCGATGTCACAGGCGCGGTAACAGGTAACGCGGATACGGCTACTGCATGGGCGGCAGGGCGAACTATAGAGCTTACGGGCGTGGTTACAGGAACTTCAGGGGCTTTTGACGGTAGCGCGAACTTGTCCTTTGCCACAGCGATTGCTGATGGCGCCTTAGCAATTGCTAAGACATCTGGGTTGCAAGCATCTCTTGACGCAAAGCTACCTTTGGCAGGCGGCACTGTAACAGGTGACATTGTCCGATCAGGTCAAGGTCAGCACCTATACCACAATACAAGCTCATTCACTGGAGGTGGTATTTATGTCTCCACGTCTGACCCTTCGGGCGGGGCGAACGGTGATATTTGGCTGAAATATACCGCATGACATTTAACGTGAAGGTCTCTGGGGCGTGGAAGGAGACTAACCCGCATGTAAAGGTTTCAGGAGCATGGGAGCCGGTTGCGAGCGCATGGGTAAAGGTAAGCGGGGTGTGGAAGCAATTCTACACAAGGTTTTCGGTCTCTGTTAGCCCTACAGCCGTAAGCAAGTTCACGGGCAGCACGGGTACGCAGCTAACGGGATCAGTTACAGTCACGGTTGAAGGCACCGGGCCCTTCACATATTCATGGGCAAGATTTAGCGGCGATATTGAAATTCTGGCTACGTCATCAACTAGCGCAACAACAACATTTCAAGCCAATCTTTCGGGAGGGGATGCTTTCTCTACGAGTTTCGTTTGCACAGTTACAGATACAAGCACTGGCGACACATTACAGACAGACGTGGTGTCTGTTGTGATTGAGCACATATCATGAAGCGTGTTCCTGTTGACTTTCCGCCTGGAATTGTGCGCCGTGGGACTGATCGCCAAGCGGTCGGGCGGTATAATGATTCCAGCCTTGTTAGGTTTTACGAGGGCGAGGTTAGGCCTATTGGGGGCTGGCGGCAACGTTCTGATGCCGCAGTAAGCGGTTCTGGTCGCGAAATGCTCTCTTGGAGGGATAATAGCGGGCTTCATTGGATAGCCGTTGGCACGCATAGCGGGCTATATGTTTTCACTTATTCCGGGGTTCGGCATGATGTAACCCCTACTGGTTTTACATCTGGACGTGAAAGCGCTTCGAATGGCGGAGGCTATGGGCAAGGCACTTACGGTGCCGGTGTCTATGGATTGCCGATTACCGGGACTGACATTGTTCTGCCTGCGTCTGTTTGGTCATTCGATTTGTGGGGCGAGAACCTTATAGGTGTCATGGGTGATGCTGGAGCGGTTTATGAGTGGACGCCTTCAGGCACTCCCTCGGCGGCTCTTGTGGTTACGAACGCGCCAACAGCCACAGGTATTGTGGTTACAAATGAGCGTATTTTGGTTTGCTTAGGCGCGAACAGCAATCCCCGGCTTGTAAAGTGGTCTGATAGCGAAAATAACACTGAATGGACGCCCTCAGCAACAAATCAGGCGGGGGACTTTGAAATTAAAACGCAAGGTCGCTTGTGTTGCGGTATCGCCCTCCAGAACGGCTTTCTAGCCTTTACTGATACCGATGTGCATAGGTTTGACTATATCGACTCGCAGCTTGTCTACGGGTCGCGCCTTGAGGGTGATGGCTCAGGGGTAATTAGCCAAAATTCCGCTATCAAGCATGATTCAGGTGTTGTGTGGATGGGCCCGGAGGGTTTCTGGTCATATAATGGGTTTTTATCCCCTTTAGCTTGCGAGGTGACAGGGGAGGTGTTTAGCAACATTAACCGCGCGCAGATTAGCAAGGTGAGTGCGTTTCATAACAGCTCCTTTGGTGAGATTTGGTGGATGTATCCTTCGTCAAGCTCAACCGAGAACGACAGGATTGTTGCTTACTCGTACCGCGAGAACACATGGACGCTTCACAGGATTGCTAGGTTGTGCGCGACTGATCGCC